TCGGCTACGGCATGAACTTCAAGAACATCGAGCTGTTGTGCATGTACGACAGCATCGTCAAGGCTTCGGCGGACGACGCCTTCTACGACCCGTACACGCAGTATTTGAACGTGGTAGTCAAGCACCTGGGCAACCTGAAATTCAAGTCGCCCCGGAACTTCTTCAAACTTTTGACCTTGGCGTAAGCCGTTCTTGAGGGGGCGAGATCATGGCATTGCGACAATTATCGGCTTGCCCGTTCGAATTGGGCACGTCGTTTCGCGGCACCGACGACGGGACGGCCACCGGGAACCTCATCAACGCCGAGATTCTCGGCGGGGTGTGGACGTTCAACAACATCGTCTCGGCTTCTCCCACCGGCGGCGTGCGGAAGTTCCATACGGACGAGCCGCTCGTCTGCATGGCTGTCCGCAACCAATCCGGCGTGACGGCCTACGGAAAAAGGTTCGTCACCGCGCCGCTGACCACGGCGGGCCTGACCGGCATCACCGATTTCAACGGCTACTGCGATTCACTGGCGGAAGGCGCGATCGGCGTGATCGACGAATTCCTCTCCAGCAGCGGAGTGGCGTCCAAGGACATTTGCTGGGTGATCATCTCCGGCGTCGTGACCACATCGACCCCGGAGACGGGAGCGGCCTTCAACGGCGACATCGCGGCTGGAGCCGAACTTGTGGCGGCCACAGCTGCGAGTTCCACCGGCTCGGCGACTGGCGGGCGCGTGTCCAATGTGGTGTTCACTGCGGCCACGGCGGGCAACACGTCCAACGGATTCGACGGATACCGCATGGCCTTGAACCGGCTGGGCACGGCCCTCAGCGCAAGGACGACCGGGGAGACCAGCGCTGATTTGTTGATGAGAGTCAGAGTTTCGAGATTGTTGTGATGAACCCGTAACCCTCTTGAGGGCCGGTTCGTTTGGGGTAAGGGGATGAGCTTCGATTTGGAGTCGCGAGACGCCGGTCGGGCTTCATCCCCTTTTGTGTTGAAAGGTCTGTCCAAGCCATGAATGATGAGACATGAGCGAGCAGAAAAAACTCTCATTGTACATTGGAATCCCCGCTTACGGGGGCAATGGCGGCGTGAGCAGTCTCTACCCGGAGATCGCCCGCTGGCTGGCCGAGTTGACGCTGATTCTGAAAAGTGACGAACGCATCGGCGAAGTGCATGTCGACTTCCATGCGGACTGCCCGATCACGATGGTTCGCAACGGATATGTCGAGAAAGCCCGTAAGGCTGGTTGCCAGTTATTGCTGATGGTTGATAGCGATCAAAACCCAAATCATCATCTTGGCGAATCGTGGTACAAGCCGTTTTTCCCGGAAGCGTTCAACGCTCTCTACGAGCACTATGAAAAAGGCCCGCTGGTCATTGGAGCGCCCTATTGCGGCCCTCCAGGTTCCGGGGAAAATACCTACGTCTTCTTTTGGGAGAATCACGGCATTCGCGGCGACGAGACGGCGTTCAAGATGGAGCAGTACCCGCGCGCCATTGCGGCTCAGATGCGCGGCATTCAGCCGGTTGCCGCTTTGCCAACCGGCATGATCTTGTTTGATATGCGTATCTTCGGCCTCTTGGATGTGAACCGGAAATCGAAAGAGCAAGTGTTGGAGGAGTTCAAGGGCGGTCGCATTGGCATGACTGAGGCTCTCCGCTGCATTCAGGACGGCTACTTCTACTACGAATGGACCGATCACACTGCGTCGGATAAAGCGTCCACGGAAGACGTGACGGCCACTCGCGACATGAGTATCATCGGGCAGGTGCAACTGGGTTACAACCCAGTCTTGTGTGCTTGGGACTCCTGGGTTGGCCACATGAAGCCGATGTGCGTCGGCAAGCCGAAGAACTTCACCGTGGAGCAGATCGGCGGCGTTATGAAACGTGCGGTGCTGGACGGACATTCGTACTGGGATGAGATTCGGTTGGTGCGGAATGAAGCATTGTTGAAAGAACTGGGAAAATCGAATGGCCACCCCGCTTCCTGAAATCATCGGACCGGGAGATTCGGAGAAGATTTGCGCAGTCTGCGCCATTATGAAACCGGCGTCGGCGTTCTATTTCCACAAAGACCCGACGACGGACGACGGCTGGTGTCCGAAGTGCAAGGAATGCCGGAAGAAGGATCGGCAGGAGGAGCGCAATAAGGAGGTCTCTGTAAATCTGACGAGACTGCAAGCTCAATTGTTGTCGCGCATCAGTAATTGCGAAGGCCGCCAGTCGCTATGTGATCTGGAGAGCGGCGGAGAAGTGATGCTGGAGGCGTTTGGCGGGATCACTGGTCTGGCCCAAAAAATGGCGCAGGATTATGAGGCATCGCCTATCGGCACGCACGGTCGAACGAAGCTGTTGCTGGGCGCGTTGCAGTTTGTGTCGAAGGCGATGGAACAGCGTCAGTCGATCAAGGTCGATACGATGGACGATGAAACACTAAAAGCGGCGTTAAAGGACGCATTGGGAGATGAGTACCAGCGAATTACCAGTCAACCCCCAACTCCGGCCTTGGGTGGGCCGGAGCAGGGATGAAATGCGTGAGATGCTCCACGAGTTAGCGTCGCGCCGCGTGGATAGTCTGCGCCTGTATGAACCATTGCCGTTTCAGCAGAAGTACCACGCCTGCCGCACCAAGGAATGTTTGTTAATGAAGGCAAACAGAGCAGGCGGAAGTTTGTGCGGGTTTGTTGAGGATGCTCGTGCCGCCACGAATCAAGACCCATTCCGAAAGTACCCGGAGAAGGACGGTGTGATTGTTTGCCTGGGGTACGGAGAAGGCCACATTGGGCGCGTGATTCACCGTTACCTGTTCCGGCCCGGCGCATTCGACATCATTCAGGACGAGAAGACGAATGACTGGCGAGTCTTCCGTCCGTGGGAGCAGGACGAGATTCGTGCCGACATGCCGGGTGATCGCGGGCGTGAGAAAGAATCGTTGCCTTCGCCGCCGTTGATCCCCAAGCGGTTCATCAAGGGGAAAATCGCGTGGGTCAAACGTGCGCATTTCGTCTTCTATCGGGTGGACCTCACAACTGGCTGGTCGATCTACGCCGCGAACAGCGCGGGCAACCCCAGTCAGTTCATGGGTTTCGACGTGAATTTGTATCACATCGACGAAGACTTGGCGCAGCCGGGATGGTATGACGAGGCTCTGCCGCGCACGACAAAACCCAACGGGTTCATGCGCTGGACCGCCTTGCCGCTTGCGCAGAACGACGACCTGATCAATCTGACGGAACGCTTCGAGCGCGAACAAGACACGGAGAACCCGACGACTACGTTGCTTCGGGCGTCGATCTTCGATAATCCCTATCTGCCGAAAGAGGCTGTCGCGCATAACGTAAAAATCTGGGCGTCGCATGGAGACGAAGTATTACGACAGCGGGCCTATGGGGAACTGTGCAACAACGAGATTAAGGTCTATCCGACGTTCAATCACCGCACGGTGGACTACCGGACACAATTCACGCAAACCTGTAAACTGATCAAGAGACTCAACGGAGATGTGCCGGAAAAATGGTGCCGATACGTCTGCATCGACCCTGGCCATACCGTGCTGGCCCTCGGTTACTTCGCGGTTCCCCCCTCGGAAGAACAGGTTTACCTTTACCGAGAAGACTACATTCTTGGTGGGGATGCTGTGAAGTTCGGCAACGCAATGCAACGAGCAACTTCCGGGGCTGTATTTCAGGCGTTCATCATCGACTCGCATGGTGGGGCGCTCCGTGAATTGGGTAGCGGGTTCACGCCGCGCGAACAGTTCTCCCGGCAATTGCTGTTGCGGAACGTCCGCAGCGTGGAGACGCAGGTTGACTTCTTAAACGGCTCCGACGACATCAAGGGCCGGGAAATGGCCCTGCGAGACGCGCTGCGGATTCGCGAAGATGGATCGACAAAGTTGATCATCAACGTCGATGCCTGCCCAAACTTCTGCCGAGAGATGGAACGCTTCAAAAAGCAGGTCATCCAGAGGGGATCGACGCGGTTGATCAGCGAAGATTCCGACCGCCGATTCAATTCACACGCAATTGAAACCGTGGAATATGGAATATCGCACGGACTTCGCTACGTCGCCCCTCCAAAAAACGTCACCAACAAAAGCTGGGTCGACCGGATGTTGGACGCCGAGAAGGCGCATCGGGCGCGATACCAGGTCATCAACGGTGTCGGTTCAGACCGCACCATCACGTTAGGCCCTAAAGGATCAAAAAAATGACAGAAGAAGAGATCACTTGGAAAATGCCGACTGTCGGTGTCAGTTCCAGCATCAAAATGTTTCCGGACGGTTTTGACGACGGCAAACCGCATCTGGCATTCGTGGCCAGGGTACATGATCGTTCCATCGACATCAAATCTCCGCTGGGCACCAGCCGCGGCGGCGTGCGGTTCATCGGTGATCCGTGCATGGCGCGGAGCGAGGAATTGCGCCGAGAGTACGGCGCTTGGGACTTCACGGACGAGGCAAAAATGGTGATGGAGAGCAAGCTGCAATTCGCCAAGCTGCAATCGCTGGAGAACCGCATCAAGACGCTGGAAGAGTTGTTGGACAAAAAAACGAAGTAGGGGATGACCCGTGGACCTCCTGGAATCCGTGAATTCTCCGCTATCGGGAGTCTGCGAGCGATGGCAGTCGTTGCTCAAGGAAGCGAAGAAGATCAAGCACGAACTCTTCGGCCAATTCGCCGATGAGTCGGCGAAGTTCTACGATTCCGACAACAGCTTCATGTGGTCGCAGGAGTACGCGACGGCCAAACAAGGGGGATACCTCTCGTCCGACTCATTCGGGGCGAGCGGGATGCCCACATTTCGCGTCACCATCAACCCGGTGGCGGATTCCGTGCGTCTGTTCGGACCGGCTCTCTACCACCGCAACCCGAACATTCTCGTGCAGGCGAAACTCCCCCCGACGATGGAACCAGCCGACCTGGGGATCGACGAATCGGACGAGATGCAGATGCAGGCGGCGATGCAGCAACAGGCGTTCTCCCAGCGTAAGGAGAAGACGACCGGCAAGCTGCTCCAGCATTACCTCAACTGGCTGCAACTGGAGACTGACAAAAAGGTTCAGTCACGCCGGGCGATTAACGACGCCATTGTGCGCGGGCTGGGACTCCTCTGGATCGAAATCTATCAACCGCCCAATTCCGACCTCCGCTACCCGCGCTCAACGTACATGAAGGAGTGCGATCTGCTGAAAGACCCTGACGCCAGATACCAGGAGGAGGTCCAGTGGATCGCCAGAAAATGCGTGCATCCCGTGAATCTGGTTGAGGAAAAGTTCGGTTACGAACCGGGCAGCCTGCGGGGCACGATGCAGTCGCTGTATTCGCAGCAGACGAAGATGGCGAAGCACGACCTGAAGAACGGGAAGAGAGTCTCCAAGTCGTTCGATCTGATCGAATACTGGGAACTCTATTCCAAGAACGGGGCTGGGCAGCATCTCAAAAACTCTCATAAGGAGATGTGGAAGTCGGACTTCGACCTGTCCGTGTTCGGGAGGTATTGCTACTTTGCAGTGTGCGACGACCTGCCGTTTCCGCTGAACGTCCCGCCGAGTCTCACGCAGGCGCACGAAGAGTTTCCAACGGAAGAGACGGCTGATGCGCTCGCGCAGGCGGCTAAGTGGCCGATCCCGTTCTGGGAAGACGAAGGCTGCAATAATGGATGGCCGTGCGTTGAGTTGGGGTTCTACGAGTCGACGGACCATATCTGGCCGATTCAACTGTGCAAGCCCGTGATCGGGGAAATCCGATTCGTCAACTGGTGCATGTCGTTCCTGGCCGACAAGTCGGCGGCGTCTTGCAAAACCTACTTGGCGATGGCGGGTCAGGCGGCGAAAGAGATTAAGGAGCAGTTGACCGGCCAGTATGGTCCGTTCTCGATTCTCGAACTGAGCACGTTGACCGGCAAGAACATCAACGAAATCATCACGTTCCTGAAAGCGCCGGATTTCGACGTGGCGTTGTTCGACATGGTGTCTCGCGTGATGGAGCGCATCGACAAGGGGACGGGACTCACCGAACTGATCTACGGCCTTTCCACTCGGCAGATGCGTTCGGCGGAAGAGGCGCGAGTCAAGAACGAGAACACGACCATCCGCCCCGACGAAATGGCGAGCCGGGTCGAGGACTTCCTGAGCGACTGTGCGATGAAGGAGATGGAAGCCGCCGTCTGGGCGCTCGACGTGGAAGACTATCTGCCGGTGTTCGGAGAGATGGCGACCCAGGTATTCATCAACAATGTGTTCGCAGACGAGAACTTCTACGAGAAACTGGTCCGCAACTTCTCGTTCCGCGTGGAAGCCGGTTCCGCCCGCAAGCCGAACAAGGCGAATAAGATCGACCAGTTGACGCAAATCTCCAGTTTCATCCTGCCGACTTTGCAGCAGTTCGCGATGGGCGGGCAAATCGGTCCGTTCAACGCCTTCATGCGAGATTTGTGCGACGCCCTGGACCTTGACCCGACGGAATA